GTGAATCTGTTTTCTCGCGATTGCATCTTCATGGATCGCGTTGCTGCGGTGCAAGTGAACGACGCTGTGAGGTTTGACTACGCCTTCAGAATCATGGACACGGTTGGTGCGCCGTCAAACCCGTAGGAGAAAAGTGCATGGCGATCCTGACAGCAGAGCAGATCCTCAAGGCAGATGACGCGAAACTCTTGGAGGTCGAGGTTCCCGAGTGGGGCGGCAGCGTCTACATCCGAGTGATGAGCGTGGGCGAGCGAGACAGTTATGAGCGGATGTGGATCGGCAAGCGAGAGACCGGCGTTGACAACTTCCGCACCGAGTATCTCGCTCGTGTGATCTGCAATGAGGACGGGAAGCTCCTGTTCAGCCGCGAGCAGCTTTCCGCTCTGTCGAACAAGAGCGGATCGGTAATGGCGCGGCTGTTTGATGCCGCCATGAAGCACAACTACATGCAGGAGGATGCCGTAGAGCAGGCGGGAAAATCCTGAACATCTCGCCGGGGCGGAGGTTCCTGTTTGCCTTGGCGGGATTCTTGAAGATGCCCGTCTCTCGTCTATGCCGCGAGATGGATTCGCAGGAGCTCACCGAGTGGATAGCCTACACCCGCTACTACAAGGCACTACCTGACGATTGGCAGCAAGTCGGCTTGATTGCGTCATCAGTGCTGGCCCCGTACTCAAAAGATCGCGTTCCTAAACCAGCCGATTTTGTTCCTCTTGAAAAGCCTCCGAATCATCCGCAGCAAGACCTCGATGCACTGATTGAGTTGCGTAGGCAGTTTGGTCATGGCTAATGTGCTCTCACTAGCGTTGCGGGTAACGGCTGACGCCAGCGGGCTCAAGCTCGATCCGGTGCAGCGTGCGCTGGTCGGTCTGGGGGATCAAGCCGACAAGCTCACGGGTCAGTTTGACAAGTTCGCTTCCGGCAGTGCCGGTGCCGCTCGGGCACAAGAAGAGTTTGCTCGTCGCTCTCAGGATCTCATCAACAATCTGCGAGACGGCGGCGGTGCGACGCAGTTTGCCGCCGCGTTTGAGAAGCTGGCCGAGGAAGCCCGCGCCGCTGCGGCGGCATTTGAGGAAGGTGCTCGGGTCACAGAGGCAAACCGGACTGTTGAAGAGCGTCGGGCAATCGAGATCGAACGGCTGAATCGGCTCTTGAACGCTGGGGCGATTGAGCAGGAAACCTATAACCGAGCGATTGCAGAGGCGAGCGGTGCGAACGCCGCTGCCGCCCAGGCAGAGCAGGAGAGAGTTGCAGCCCTAGCGGCTTCCGAAGCGTTGCTGGCCGAGGCTGAACGGCAGCGTGCTGCGGTGTTGCAAGAAGGGGCACGCGTCACCCAGCAGTTTGCGACTGCCGAAGAGCAGCGAGCGGCTCGCCTGCAACGCATCCAAGAGTTGCTAGCGCAGGGAGCGATTAGCGAAGAGATTGCAGCCAGAGCAACCGCAGAGGCAAGCGGCGCGAACGAAGCAGCGGCAAAGGCCGAGCAAGATCGGGCGGCTGCATTGGCAGCAGCCTCAAGGATCATTCAAGCGAACCTCACACCGCAGGAGCAGTACGACACGCAGATCCAAGAACTTCAGTCGCACCTCGACGCGGGGCGTCTTAGCCAAGAGCAGTTCAACAGAGCAGCGGAGAAAGCAAAGACTGATCTCGACAACGTTGGGCAGGCTGCGACTGAAACCGACAAAAACGTAGAGTCACTGGCGAAGAACGTGCGGCTCTTGTCGCAGATTGAGATTGGCCGACTTATCGTTGACGGTCTACAGACCATCGGTAACGTCATTTCGGGGGAGTTCGTCTCTCGTATTTCGTCGGCAATCGATTCTTTCAACGATCTCTCGGCCCGCACCGGCATCGGGGTCGAAGCCCTGCAAGGCTACTCGCTCGCGGCGAAGCTGGCGGGCGTTGATACAGCGGCGTTTGGGGCAGCGGTTCAGCGGCTAGGTGTGAGCATCGGGAAGGCAACGCCCGGCGACAACCTCGACAAGTCGCTGCGGGCGATCAATCTTTCGGTCGCTCAACTTCGAGGTCTGGCACCCGAGCAGCAGTTCTCCGCGATCGGCGAGGCAATCTCAGGTCTCCCGACAGCCGCCGACCGGGCTGCGGCTGCGGTGGAGATCTTCGGTAAGCAGGGTGCGGCGTTGGCTCCACTCTTCCGCGAAGGTGCCGCCAGCATCGAAGAACTTCGCGATCGTGCCGAGCGGCTCGGCATCATCGTTGACGAGACGCAGATCAGCAACATCGCAGAGATGAACGACGCATTTGACCTCGCTCGTGCAACGGTCGAAGGCATCGCAGGGCAGGTGATTGGCAACCTTGCCCCGGCGGTCACGGCGGTGGTCGATCAGTTCTTGGAGTTCATCGAAGCGTTCGAGGGAGCGGAAGGCACGGGCGGCACTGGCATTGCGAACGCGATCAGCAAGGTGCTCTTCGACGGGGCCGAGGCTCTGGCTGGCGTGTTTGATTCGTTCGTCGGTCAGTTCCAAGGGTTTGCTGTCTCGCTAGAAAACGCTGCCGATCTCTTCAACCGCACTGGGCAGTTTTTCTACGGCGTGTTCGAGGGGCTCAGGACGGTGTTCAACACGTTCGAGATCGCTGGCAACGCGTTGCTGATCGGACTAGGGAACATCCTCGAAGGGCTCGGAAGTTGGGTGAGCTCTGATCTGGAGCAAGCGGGTCGAGATCTCCAGGCTTCCGGTCAGGCTGCTGCCGAGCGGAACAGTCGGCAGCTAGAGGAGTCGGCAACGAACGCTGCCAATGCGTTCACGAACGCACTGACGGGCGGCGCGGGCTCATCTGCGGCGGCAGGCGAGGGTGCCGCGTCGCAGTTCATCCAAGGGGTGCGGCAGAAGTTTGAGCAGTCGCAGGCTCCCGAGTTCAAGATCGCGACCAATCTTGAGACCAGCGGAGAGAGGCTAACGGCGTTCATCGCAACAGTTGGCGAAGGTGCCGAAAAGTTCTACCTCGATTCGGTCAAGACGCTGGAGGTCTTCCAGCAGCAGGCCGCTGCCGGAAATCTCACGGCTGATCAAATCGAGATTATGACTGCTTTTTCTGAGCGGCTGAACGGGCAGCTAGATATTGAGATCGCAAAGCGCAAAGAGGCGGCGGAAGCGACTGCAAAGCAAGCGGAAGAGGACAGGAAGCGGATTGAAGAACTTCTTCGCCCGAGCGATGCCCTTGCGAAGATCGACCAAGACCTGACAGTGATTGTGAGAGAGCAGGCTCGCGCACAAAAAGAACTTGCGGCTGCACGAGCAGAGAACGATACAACTTCTGCAAACGCAGCGGCTGCAAGGCTATCGCAGCTAGATCAACTACAAGCCAAACTTGATGAACAGTCGCAGGCGATCGACCAAGGCTTCGACGACGGGTTCTCGGCAGCATTCAAAAAAACTGCCCAAAGCATTGATGAACTGATCGACAAAGCAGCCAAGTTTGGAAACGAAGGGGCGAAAGCCGCTGAAAAGCTACAGCAGGGTATCGCTCTCGCGCAGGAACAAGTAAGAGACGGCATCCTCACTCGGGATGTCTACGAAGCGGAGTCTGCTAGGCAGCGCAAGTTGTTTGAGGAAAGGTTGTCACAGCTTGAGACATTGCGACTGCGACAGAAGGAACAGCAGGACGCGACATTCAATCAACAGATAGCAGCGAATGAGCGTGTCAAAGCGTTGATAGGCCAGCAGGCGCAAGCAGAAGCAGCAGCGGCACAGCAAGTGATCGCTAGGCGGCAAGATGCTGCCTTCAACCTGCAAGCGATTGAAAATCAGATTGCACTAGAGCGGCAGACTCTAGATGCGGCGCGAGAGCAAGGCGACCTAAAAGCGGCTCGCGCTGGAGCACAGCGATTGGAGTTGCTGAAGAATGCTCTCTTAGTTGAGAAGGAGATTTTTGCCGGGCGGCAGCAAGACATAGACAAGCAACAGCAGGCTGCCGAGTTGCAGAGCAGGATTCAGCAGCAGCGTGCGGCTCAAGTCCAGCAGTATCAGCAACAGCAGCAACAGGCCGCCGCCCAGCAAGCCGAAGCCCAGCGAAAGGCTTTCGAGGAGCAGTCTCGGATCGCCGCTGCCGAGGCCGAGCGGCAGCAGAAGCGGATCGCCGCTCTCAATAGCGTGAGCACGCAGGCAGTGCAGGGTGGCGACATTCGCTCGCAGGAGGGTGCGAGGCAGTTTATTTCCGCTGCCGCGGGAGCCTTCGATCCCAACCTCGCCGAGCTTCGAGCACAGAGCAAACTTCTGCGGCAGATCGTCTTGAACTCGGGTGCTTTGCAGTACCTAGAGCAAGGGATTGGCCGCAGCGTGACGTTCCTGCGTGGGGGTGCATGATGGCCGTGATCGCACACTACGAACTGCCCCGCAAGGCAGAGTTCCGCATTGGTGAGTCGCCAGCCCTAGAGCGGAGATTTGTTTGCACGCTGGATAATCCCGGCGCGACAACGGTTGCCGAATGTGCCGCCGCCGTCGGCGTCGATATTCGTAATCGCCATCCCGAGTATTTTGGCGTGCCTTGCATTGGATTATCAATCAATGAGGCATATGACGAGTCGCGTTATCACGTCGAGTTTATTGCCTCCTATGAGTTCACGGATGATGTGCTCGAAAACGTCAGCCCGATCGCGAGACCGGATACGTGGTCTTTTGAGACGCAAGGCGTTGCAGTCGCGGCGTTCTACTACTACCCGCAAGACGGCGACAACAGCACTCGCGCGCCGCTCACCAACTCGGCGTATGACTATTTCGAGGGGCTGACGGTCGATGAGGCACAGACTCGCGTGGTGATCAGCGGGAATCGCGCGACGTTTCCGAATGCTCTTGCGACAACGCTGACTAATACGGTCAATCAGTTGCCCTGGCTTGGCGGTGCCGCACGAACTTGGAAGTGCATGGGCATTGCGGGGGAGTCGGCCAGGGAGCTTGTTGTTACGGATGTCGTGAACTTCTGGAAGATCACTACCACGCTGATGTACCGGCAGAGCGGCTGGGATCTTCTCCTGCCTGACATGGGGTTCAACTACCTCGCGGGCGGTCAGAAGCGTCGCGTGATGACATTTGATTTTGAGAACAGTGAGTGGGTTGCGAGCCCTGTTCCCATGGGGCTGAACGGCTCCGGTGCCCAGACGTTTGGAGCACCTGCAATCCTGACGCGTCGCGTCTTTCGTGAAGTCAACTTCGATCTCTACTTTGGAACCCCGCCGCCATGAGCAACATTCAATACTCGCTTAGTGTCAACGTCAATAAGGCTCCCTTTTCGTTGACGCTCAGTTCGGGCAATGTGACGGCGGTACAGAACACGGCTGGCGTGCTCGCCCAGACGCTGATTCTCAGCACAACGACATCCGCAGTATCGACTGCTTCGGCGTCCGCACTGGGGTTCGCCTTTCTGCGGAACATCGCAACTGCCACGGCGAGCACGGCAACGGTGAGCTTTGGGCGAGTGTCAGGCACGACGCTCTTCGATAGCGTGACGCTGCGGCCCGGCGAGGTTTCGTTCTTGAGGTTGTCGCCTGGGAACTACGCGGCCAAGGCTGCGGTTGCTGGTCTGCCGTTGCTGGTGCAGATCCTTGAGGACTGACCATGAGCGAAGATCGGGTCGTCTTCCTGAGTCCGGACGCCGAACGAATCGCCAGCGTTGTTCGCAAGGTTGAGTCCGGAGCCCGAGACGAAGCTCCGCTGCGGTTCCGCAGGGTGGAGTCTTTGCGTGCGTCTTCGGTGCGTATGGCGCAGTTCTCGGGTGCTTGGCCGATCGATCAGCCGAAGGTGGTGACACTGCTCAACCGACCGGGCACGGTGCTTGCGACCAACATCCTCATCAACCTCCCAGACGCGGTGAATCGCAAGTGTGCGATTGCGCGTGACGGGTCGGCGTGGTATCTCGTCAACTGGCAATGGGATACGGTCTACGCTGCGACGGCGGCAACGCTCACGACCTCTGCC